TGGCGGCAGCAATGAAACCGATAAGAACGATTTCATCCATATTTTTCTTTTTACCAGGGAACATGAAGGCAGCTGTGGAAACAACAAGACCTTCAAGAAGATATTTGAACATTCTAATGAGCACTTCAATAAAGTCAAAACGAGGGGAAGTCATTTTTATTCTATATGAACAAAAAAATTATTTAAGAATTATCATTTTTATTTAATCAAATACAATATGATTCCTGTTCAAGAAAAAGATCTTTTAGAGCAAGATCCAGTAATTCGTGGTCAAACATATGTATGTATGTCATTTTTGAGCCCTGAAGAGATTATTAAAAGTAAAGAGACATATTATTTTGAAAACTATGTCCAACATGTATCCAAAAGGCTAAATGAACTTGTAGATGGTCTCGAAGAACAGTATAAAACCGATAGTGACAAGTTCAGAAGTATTAGAGAAGAATTCGAATATCTTTTTAAACCCGACAGAATTCACGAAGAGTTTAATGTTTTCTCTCAAAACAACAAAGAAGTTCTTGATGCTGAATTAAACAAAAAATATGACTTTCAAACAAACATTCGAGGTATTAAAGTAAGAGGTGTCTATGAATCTATTGAAGAAGCAAAAGTGCGTTGTGAACAGTTACGAAAACTCGATAGAGATAAATTCCCTATTTTTATTGGAGAAGTTGGCTGTTGGTGTCCATGGAATCCTAACCCTAGTGAAATCAAAGATCAAGAATATGCTATTGATTCACTCAATACAATGATGCACGAATATGAGAAAAACATTCAATCTAAAAATGAACACTATGCTGAACGTAAAGCCGAATTGAAAGAAAGAATTGAAGAAAACGAAAAACAAAAAGAAACTCAACGTGCTATTGAATCTGATGACAATGAAATTGATAAAGCTGATGAACTAGTTGAATCGTTGGAAAATACTAACATTGAACAGGTAAAAGACAGTCTTGAAGAAAATACTCACCCAGCTGAACAATAAGAAATTAAAATGTGGTATTATATAAAATGATCTTTGAACTTTTAGCTTTAAAAAAAACAATAAAAAAGGAAACATTCACTGAAGAAAAATCTAGTAGATTATATGAAAATACAATGCTCATGGTCACTATTATATATTTCTTAGTCGTTCTAGTTTTGTGGGTCAGAGTTGTGATATCTGCATTCCAATGTGGAACAATGGAAGGTTTCAGCTCTTTGATTTTCCCTTCCCTTTATTCTTTATACAAGTTTGGTGACTTAATCAAATTATCGTGCAATCAACTGTATTAAAATAATATTTTTAAATAGTAATAATATGAATGTATTGATAGTATCATTTTTATTTCTATCCATGTTTTTGATAGTATCAGGGATTTATGAAGAAAAGATTCATAAACTGATGAAACAACAAAAAGTCAAATATGAATACATACCTGCACCTACATTTGATGCCATGTTAAAAGAATCAAATGAAATTATAAACTACTAATTTATGAAATCCCTTAATAATTGTTATTTTTTAAACAGTTTTTGTTATATTTTTACAAAAAATGATCTATGAAATGAGTGTGTAGAATAGGAATATGTTAGCAATTATCTTGTAATAACCAGGAGCCCCCGATAGCCTAGTATTTTTTTGTTTTTTCTACTCTGATTCTGGGTCCTTTAGATTTAGCTTTCAATTTACTAGGATCATACGTATCCTCTACATCATCATCATTAGATGAAATATTTTTGCTCACATCCCAGTAATGTTGTAAGCAGATTTTGAAGTCATTATGTGTATCAGCTTTATACCAAAATACTGTGTCCTCGAGTTTATTACTTTTCGTTGTATTGTCAATCACCAGACATTCATAATTTTCTGTGCATTGATCCATAACTTGGCAAAATACTTCAAATGTTGGGAACATACCAGCATAGTTATCATAGATTCTTTTTCTATTTGCAACTATATTCTCTCGGAGAATGAATATATAATCAATATTAGTTCTTAAATTCGGAGGAATACCAAGAGGATATTGCATACTAATGATGAAAAACATTTTTAAATGTCTTCCATTCATGAATAATGCTCTAACATTTATATCTTTAGTCCACGATGAATCATATAAACAATCATCTAAAATAAGAAAAGCACGTGGGTCTAACTGTGATCTGTTTGCACCACCATACATTTCATTCTCCTTATTGATTTTCTTCAGAATCATCTTTTGTCTCTTAACAGCATTATCAATGATATCATTCTTATATTCGTCATGAATAAATATTTTTGGAATCATATTTTCATAAAAATGATTGGCAGATTCAGTTCCAGATATGACTGTTCCAATTGGTAGATTCGTATGATGATATAACAAATCACGAATTAAGAAACTTTTACCTGTATTACGTTTTCCTATCATTACTACAACTTTATCATCAGTAATTTGTGAAATATCGAATTTTTTCAATTCAAGTTTCATGTTATAATTACTATTGAGATATATTATTATATATAAAAGAGATACGCAGTATCATATTGATTGTTATAATTCGAAAATGTAAGTCTTTGAATTTCATGAAAATCATCATGAGTTCTATTTTTTAAACTTATGATGAAAAAAATAATACTTGACTCATCATCACAAATGGTGTATGAATTTCGTATAATTTTTTGAGAAAAATTCTGTTTAAATATTGTTACTTATTAGTGTATTTGAAACGAATTCAGAAAGGGACCTCCCCGACATTGATATGTTTCATCATTTCTTCAACATTTACATCACTATCATTTGCAAATACAACATATATCAAATAAACTATAAGTGCAAATATAGTAAATAATATAGCATATTTTGATGTATTATTATTTTTTGTTTTCTTTTGCATATTTATTTTTTATAATGTAGTTTTATTTATTTATTTACGCAGTAGCCTTTGACAGTAATGACTTTCTTAACCTATTTTTCTTCTTAATAAAATCATAATAATTCATATCTATTCCAAGAATGTTCTTAATTTTTTTTTTATTATTAGCCTCCATTTCACCATATCCTAGTTTTAGGATTTTTTTATCCATATCTTCAATAGTTATAGCCGATTTTGTGTCATAAATATCCTCTTTTTCTTCATTACTAGTATTTGGTATTTCTTTTATAATTGGAGTGCTTATAATTTGTCCCTCATTATCTGGGTTATAAGTGATTGCTTTAACTTGGGTAGGCGTAGTTGTTGATTCAACTTGGACTGGTGGTGCAATTACAGTTTCAACTTGGGTAGGTGTAGTTGTAGGTGTAGTTGTAAGCTCGACTTGGATAGGTGGTGTAATTGTAGGTTCAACTTGAACGTGTACGTTCGCAACTTCTTCTTCATCATCAGAAACATCCCCTCCAATATGCACAATTTTTGAATTTTCAACTGGTTCATTTATGTCCTGAATAACTGGAAGCGGGGTTTCTATGTTTCCAGGAACTAATGGATCTTCAATAGATACTTGTGTATCATCAATATTATTAGTATCATTTTGAATAACATCATCAGTTGTTGATTCAATTACAAGTTTATCGGCTCCACCATCCAATAATAAACAATCCTCATTACTTAAAACTTTTTCATCGTCACTAATATCATTAATATCTATGGTGTTTTCATTATCGTTTGTTTCAGTTGTAGTAGTAATTTCTTCATTTTTAATATTTACCGTATCATCAACAGTTTGTTGTGATGAATCATTTTCATCATTACCACCTACTTTATTAATCATAACGTCATCAACTTTATTCACATCCTCGTTGAACATGTGTGTCATTTCTCCAGGCTTGTCTGATTCATCATCCGAATCATCATAATCACTGCTATCAACATCACTGTTCATTTGTGAATCTTCGCAACTTATACTCTTCTTCTCATCATCATCTGAGTTATATTCTTCCTCATCGACAGATTTCAAATAATTATTCACTATCTTTTCCAATGGTAAAAGATTTTTAATGACTTTGATAATTGTTGTTTCAATAATACTATCAAGTTCTGATTCATAAATTTTTCTTATTTCATTTGTGAATCCATCAAACATAATTTGAGGTTTTTTCCAAAGTTCCCTAGCCAATTCTATGTAACAGTGATGAATGAAATCTTGGGACTTTGGAATATCTACTTTCATATCACTGTTACTTGAAGCTATTTTGAATTCAGCCAAAAAAGCTGCTTTTATTAATTTATCAAGCCATGAACAATTACTATTGATTTTAAATCTATCAAATTCTTTCATTACTATCATACTATTCCATTTAGGAATCTTTTGAAGATTTTCTTGAAATGTCTTTAGTAGATGCTTCTTTAGAGCTGTGTTTTTCTTTGAATGTGAAAAGATATACTTGAGACCTTGCTTAAATATAGGTGTGCATTTATCTATTAATTCTCTTGTATAGTGTATTTTCATATTATAAAAATAAGTTCATAAAAAAATTCCATTTCAAACCGCAGAATGTAACGATTGAGAATATGGGTTAGATTTTAAAGCTGATACAAGTGTATCATCTAATCTATTTGATTCATGCTCATTACTGAATTTTTTCATGTTCACAAATTCTTTGCTTGGTGGTTGAATTAAAAGTTTATCATAATTATTGAGATTTCTTGTAGATTTTACCATGCATTCATTCTTCTCTTTGGTTAAGTTCATATTATCTTTACCTGTATTAATTTTTACAGATGAATTAGTTGGTTCACGACCTTCAAGAAGTCCTTCACGAACATCATTGATAACAGCATTATATATAGACTCGTATGATTCTGTAGCTAACACATCACTCTTCCCGTTTCCAGTATATTCATGATCAGCTAATAATTCTTTATAAGTATTTTTAGCTTCAAAATTAGCTGACATATATCCATCTCCATTTTCATTTTCGGGCATACCATAATAATCAGAATCAGATGTGATTTCTTTATTGGTATTTTTAGCATTGAAATCAGCATTTCTATAACCATCACCATGTTGAACAACCGAAACATTTCCATCGCGTTCAGAATTTTCGGTTGTTTCACGAATAGTTGTGGAAGTTTTATCATCGGGATCATGCACACGAGGTTTCAAAGATCCTTTAAGATTGATATCATTAGTATAGTTTTCAAGAGCTTCCCTTACAGTAGTTTTGGCTACGTCACTTGGATCATATACAATACTCGAAGAATTTACTTTCATGTTACCAGTTGTGTTATCGTGAATTGTTGTTTCTTTGATAGTTGTTCTAGCAACACCATTTGGATCATAAATTGTTAGTTTATTGGGTCCATTCACATTACCTCCAAAATCACGTTTGTTTTCTACTAAATACTCTTTTTGTGTGGGTTTTAATATATCTTGTATTGGGGCAATGAGTGATTTAATAAGAGTTGTCACATTGCCATCTCTAGTTTTAGTACTTGTAATATCTCTTTCATTTTGATACACTTGAATATTTTTCTTTCCATAATCATCATCTGATTTCTTGCCCTCGAATATATTCAAGTTCCTTAAACCAAATTCTTCTAAAATGTTTCTTTTGACAGGTCCTGATTCTTGAGATGCATCATACTTTGATTTAGTAGGATCATGGGGAATACCTTTATACTCCTGAACAGTTTCTTGTCTATTTGTCTTTTTTACTTCTTGACAAGGTTTCATGGCGGGCTTTCTGTAAGCTCCAGTGGTTTTTAGTAAATTATTATGACTTTGTTCATAGACTCTCTCTACCCTATTCTTGTTAAGAGGCTCAAATTTTCCACGAGTATATTCTTTATGTCCTTCAACTATAACACCATCATATGATACTTTTGGATTACTTTTCACACGTAAATCATCAACATCCTTATACATATTTGCACTATAAGCTAAATCTGTTTGTTGATACCCCCCACTTGGAGAACTATCATATTTATTTTCACTATTGAATCCTGGACCAACACGTATTTGTTTCATTGGTAAAACATTATTTTGAACTTTAGGTTTCTCCATTCTCTCATATTGTGTCATATACGCTGGTTGATAATCATTGACATTTTTATGAAGATCACCGAAGCATTTTTCTTCATTTTTCTTCAAGTTATTCTTACTTACGCCTGTAAAATTCTCTAATTTACTTTCATAAATGTCAGTACTCATGTTTTGTTTGAGTTTACCACCAAAGTAAGGTTTCATGTTATTATGTGTAAAATTTTCTACAGGGATTTTACTACCTGTAAGGGAGCTATATACATAATTAGGATTTGTATTCATCATCTTCCTTTTACCTTTGATATTTCTTAATATAATTTTTGGAGATCTATAACGTTTTTCCATTTCTCTA